AATCATAAGAAGTACCGTTTATAGTTATCTGTCTTGTAGTGGGAACAGCACCTATACCAGATGCTGTATAATTAGGAATATTTAAAGTATTGCTTACAAAAGTTGCATTACCTGAATTACCTGTTGTGGTAAGAGTTATTGCATTTTGTTTATTTGTAAAAATATTCCAATCACTAGCACTTAAATAACCATCTGTACTTGTTCCTGCTTGACTTATAGATATATTTGGGTTACTTCCACCTGTAGATGATAAAGGTGATGACACAGTAATAGATGAAATGCCCCCTCCTGTACCAGTTGATGCTGCAGTTATTCTACCTTGAGCATCAACAGTAATTGATGTATTTGTATAAGATCCTGCAGCCACACCAGTATTAGGTAAGGATACAATTACATCACCTGTATTTGGTGAAACATTAATAGTACCATCTGATGCAACAGATGTAACAATACTACAATTTTGATTTGCTCCAGGTTCAGGTATCCATTTATTTAAAGCATCCATTACAACAATACCACCATAGGAATACAAATTCATTCCTGATCCTGTATTCTGATAACCGGCAACATCTACATTATAAAAATCACCAGGGTTACCTACTCCATCTATTAAAAAGGGTAAGTTCAATTGGGCGTTCCATAATCCTTTAGATATTCCTGCACTCATGGTTATACTGTTATAGTACCTGATGTATAAGTTGAACTAGTTACATTTATGCCATTTACTAATGTTGTATAACTATATTTAACTGTATAGTTACCTGAACTAACTGCTGCAAATTTAGCAACAGGATTTATTCCTGTACCATATACGGTCTGTACAGGAGATTGTCCAGAATATAAAGTATAAGTTATTGTATTTACAGTAGGCATTGGTGCCTGATTTACAGATATTACTCCAGAGTTTACACCATCTGTAATACTTTGCTGAGAGAATATTACAGACTCATATATATTACTAAGACTATTACTTGATGTACAAATGGAAGTTATTTGGAACTGATAAACAGTATTGTTATTAAGACCAGTAACACTTGCACTATTAGTAGTAGAAGACTGCGGATTAGCAGATGTAATATTTGCATTTGTTATAAAATCAACATTACCTCTCTGTCTGTAGCCTACAATCTGTGATGTATTATTTGCACCATATGTCCAAGATAAATAAAATGTAGATCCAGATATTGTAACAATAAGTGCAGTAGGTGGATAACATTGATTGCCATTACACTCAGAAACTAAAGTACAAAATAATGCAAGTAAATTTGGATCACTACTTATATACTTAAACATGTTTTGAACAAAAGAGTAAGGGTCACTTACATTTACTGCAAGTACAAGTTGAGAGTTATCAACGCTGGGAGAAGTGCTTACCGATAATCCCCAACCCCCGCCTCCATAAGATGTAATCTTATTCATTAAATATCCAGGAAAACTATCAGATGAGTTTACAGCAACTTGATTAGGAGTAGGCAATGTTGCAGATATCTGTATCTGTTCATTAGCTCCTGAATTAAGAGTATTGATAGTAATATTTGAACCTGCAGATACTTTACTACTTAAATAGCCTGGAGTAGTATCAGATGAACTATTAAGTACTTTAGTAACAAGACTTGAAGAAGGGTTAATAGCTAAGGTTTTACCTCCACAACTTGTACTTGTTACAAGTAATGAAGTATTTGTTGCACCTACTACAGTTGAATTTATAAGACCATCTACAGCATGTGCTAATTGCTGCACCCAATTTTGAAGACTTGTTTGAGTAGTTAAACAACTTGTAGTTATAGATGATGCGTTAAATGAAGGTAAAGTATTACATATGTAAGTTATAATAGAGCTAATTGTAGTCCCAACACTATCTGTACTTGTACCTGCAAGACAATTTGCAGAATTATCAAATGTACCTATTGCAGTTTGATATCCACTAAGTGATGTTGTAAGATTAGATAAATAAGCAATCAATGAGTTAAATGCGGTATTTATATTAGTAGGAGTAGATATAGACAATGTACTCCATGTACTACCTGGAGCATTCAAAAGTGCAAGTATGTTACCTACTCCTGTATACGTAGCAGTTAATACTTGGTTTCTTGTCATACCACTTGTGATAGAAATTGAACCTCCTCCACCAGTATAAGAATATGTCAAACCAGGAATTTGCAATGCTGTTATTGCATTACTTAATGTTGTCTGATTTGCAGGATAAGTTGTACCAGTAAAAGTGTAAAGATCACTTTCTGTTTTGCACACAATCTTACTTATACCCTCAGCAAAGTTTTGAGTATTGGTAGGATGAGATGTACCATCTGTTTGGGTAATACTATAACCATAATATGGTCCAAGATTATAACCACTATAATTTGGAGCAGGGTTCATTGTATTTACAGCAGTATTAATGTTCTGCAATATTGTTTGCAGGTTCATTCCCGGAGTTACATTAATATATGTAAGCGGTACGTTGGTATAAACTACCAGGGTGCTATCGTATGCCATTATATAAAGTTTTTATTTCTAAGTTCAAAATCAATTATCGGATCAATATACTGTGGAGGTAAAAAAGAATCAAGACAACTTGGACCATTGTTATCTTGAGGTGTACAATTATAACATGCCTTTTTATTAAAGTCAAATTTAAAAACAATTGCTTGACCTTGAGTTCCGCAAGTAGGACAAGTATTTATAATTGCTGGAGGACAAACACAAGTAATACAAGGCACAGTTGGAACAGCAGGGTCAAGAGAACTCAATCCTACACATTTACCGGTATATGAGCTATATGTGTATCCAGAAGGACAACATAAACAATTTACTGTACTACTGCCAGTAGGTATTGCAACTGCAGATACATTAGGAGTAATATTAACTAATTTATTACATGCATTAATAACACCTGAACTAGTTGGATTACTAACATGACCTGTACCAATAATGGGTGAAGGGTCAGTATAATTACCTGACCCATCTACATATACGGAACCCGGAGGACAACAAATAGTACTCATTATGCTATTCTTTGAATGTATAACAATGCCCTTGAAGGCTGTCTGTTTTCATGTGACTGTTGGGCATTTGCTGCATTTGCACTTATTGTTATACCTGTATATACTTTACCGATATAAGCAGTTGTATTACCTACTGATCCATTTCCTGCAGCTCCTAAACCTGCACTGCTTGATGCAGTCCATGAATTTATAGTACCAATGAAATTTATCTTTTGAGTAGTATTACCAGATGCAGCAGCTTCTGCATGAAAATAGAATGGATGATCATGGCCTGGATCATTCACAGTAATTGCTGCAGCAGGTATACCTGACTGGTTAGAAAGCAATGTTACTGAAGCTTGTCCTACTAAAGCACCTAATGCATAGTTGTCACCACTGGCATTTGAGGGTAGTGTACTACCTCCCATTACCCCTGCACCACAACCTACCGGTACCTGCTCCCTCATATCTACTGTACCATTGTTACCATTACAGAGGGCAAAGCCACATACATCGGTAGTTGCAAGACCAAGCCCTGTTGAATCAAATTTATTTGTTGTAGGTCCAGCATAGGGCATAATTGCACCTATAGGTACAAATCCTTTAAATGCTACTTGTGCACTTGCTCCTGCACCTGTCTTTACAAGTGTAGTAGTACCTTGACAGGTAGTAAGGGCATTCAGTAAGAAGTTTCCTATTTGCACCGGGAGCCCTGTTGTAAGATTGGTTACCTGTGTTGTCAAGGTGGCGACTTGTGTTTGCAGTGTGCAGAATTGAAGTATCAACTGTTGAATGATCTGGTTGAGGGTTGGGTTAGTTGGGAGACCAGTCAAGCAACCTATATTGTAAGGACCATCAAGCAGTGCACTTACCTGAGACTGCAAAGTTTGTACATCTCCCCATATTGTACATATAGCTGTCTTGTAACATTCAAGTAAGCAAGGAAGATCTGTACAACCGTTATTACAACAAGTAATACAACTTGTAAAAGCTGTACATGTAGTAAGATCAATACTTGGTATTGATATTCCCACACCGGTAGCATAGTCAAGTATCTTTTGAAGAAGCACTGCCTCTACTTCATTTAACCTATCTCCTGTACAAATACCCAAGGCAGTTATAGTCGGGCCAGTATACACTATTCCTGTGTCTGGTGTCAGCGTTTCAAAGTAATTATTACTTACTGAATTATTACATGCACTTCCCATATTAGCAAATTAGTTTTTGAACTTTTGAAATTATGT